AAGTTTTGGTTCTTTCAACAGCGGGCTAAAGTGTTTAAGTATGTTCATCTCTATCCTTTTTTATTATAGCCATGATTTTGTTGTATACCTCAGTGCCTTTCTCTAAGTGTGACTGGATTGCTCTGGATTCCTCTTCAAGAAGAGTCTGCTTGTCAGTGCCTGTGGGTAGTTCTTTTATCACTTCATATTTAAACACATTGCCGTACTTGTCGTAATCCTCTTGTAGTTTTGAACACCTATGTTCTCGGCGTTTTAGTCGCAGTTTGTGATCCGACAGCCTTCGTATACACTCACTAGATTCGCCCACATACACTTTGCCGTTTGTGGTGTTGGTAATAGTATATACCCCAGTAGTCAGACCTTTGCGATATTGACGATGGTGCTCAACAATACGGTCGTTGTTTCTTTTTTGATAATCTCGCTGCCATGTCTTCCGGCACTCCTTACAGGCACCATAGCGGTCATCCCGTGATTGTTCGTGTTTATAAAAACCACTCAATGGTTTGCTTTCACCACATCTTTTACATTTTTTAGTTTTCATATCATCCTAATAGTTTAAATGTTCTGCCGATAGCGTATGTCGAGAATCCCCAATCTTCATCATACTTAAGCCGAGCCATATAGGGGCGATTAAGATGAATAACATCTTTATGCGGTTTTACCCCCCAACAGCGAATACGCGTGGATTCATTGTTTGAGTCAATTACTTCCACGATCCAATAATCTTTTCCATTCTTGGTTTTTCTAGGTGTAATCTTACGCGGAATAAACCAGCATACTTGAAGGCCCTTGTCGAACTCAGAAATTGGCGGAATATACTTATCCTGAAGTTTTTGTACTGTCTCGGCAGTGATCACAAGGTTGATTGGGAAGACTCCTGTAAGGTCTGTCTTGAACTGGATTACCTCTTCCTCGCTAAAGTCACCTTCGGGCCTAAAGAGTTCAATGTTCTCGCCAAACTTTTTAAGGTTCTTTGGCCTTTCGACCACACAAGCCGACCAGAAATGTTTACGACCACTGAAGCGATCATCTACTATGTTGTCTAGCGCGCCTCCACGGCACAAAGCATCCAGTGCTTTCTTGTTTAGTTTGGAGTATGATATATCCTCTCGGAATAGTAGATCCTCTGCGTTCATGAATGGGCGGTTCTCTAAAATCTGCTCAATAGCAGCCATTCCAAGACCCTTGATCGAGGTTAGTGGCTGAATAAGTGTCTTCCCATCTTCGCTAATTTCCCATACGGTACCGGATTTGTTTATATCCAGTGGCGCGATGTCGAAACCAAACTTCTTGGCGATATTAATAGCCTTCTCCTTGCGGGTCTCAGGCTCTTTGTCTAAGAATGCGGCCATCCACTCTGCGGGATAATAATTCCAAAGCCAAGCACATTGATACGAAATGATAGAGTAGCTAACAGCGTGTGACTTGTTGAAGCCGTACCCTGAGAAGAATTCGAACTTGTCCCAGAGTGCTTGCGCCTTATCTCTGCTAATGTTCTTGCCGGCACACCCTTTGATAAACTTATCATGGAGGCGCCCCTTCACACTGTTTTTGCCTGTGCCTTTCTTGGTTAGCACCTTGCGAAGCATGTTACCCTCATCGAGAGTCAAGTCTCCGAGCTTGTGAGCAAGCAGTGCGATCTGTTCTTGGAAGATCAAAAACCCGAAAGTCTCTTCAGTAATTTCGCGTGATTCATCCGATAAATAATTGATACGATGTGGGTGGCTCTTCGCCTCTACATAGTCAGCATCTACGCCAGCCGACAGCGGGCCCGGGCGAAAGATTGATGTAATCGCTGACAAGTCAATAATGTTGTTTGGCTTTACCTTAGCGCAGAATTGCTGTGCCCCGTGTTCTGTGAACTGAAAGACCCCGGCCCACTTGCCGGGATGAAAGATGTTCTTATATACCTCTTCGTCGTTCAAATCCAGAATGTCAGGATGCAAAGTCTTTTCGTAGTAGTCTCGCACTTGCGCAAATGTAGGCTCTTCGATGCCGTGGTGCCGGCGAAGGATGTGTTCAATGCACCCTTCCATCATCTTAAGCGTTGAGAGTCCAAGTAAATCGAACTTGATGAAACCCATTGGTTCAAGATGTCGAACATTCTGACCCTCCGCCCAAGGTGCCTGACGCACACCGCCGGAATTAATCAGAGGCATGCTCTTATCCAAATCTTCTGCGATCACAACGCCGCCGGCATGTCGGGAGCAAGAGCGTACTTGGCCCACAAGACCCTCAACATGTGTCTTGACTTCCGGGTGCATCGCAAGATACCTTTGAAGCGTTGGAGAAAACTCCATCACCTCTTCCCATGTGGGGGCGTAAACCCCTGCTTTCACTCCATGTTTTTGCTTGGCTGCTGGTGTTGCTTCGCGGATCATAATAGAGGTAACCGTGTTGACCTCCGTAAAGGGAATGTTATAAAGCTTTGAAATGTCCTTAATTAAACTTTTGAGCTGCAGCGTATTCCAGTTTGAAATAGGTGCAACACAATCTTCCCCCCACATCTCGACCAGCTTCTCTTTCAGTGCCATGCTGTCAGATACATCGTAATCAATATCGGGATAGTCAGTTGCGTCGGAACGCAGGAATCGAGAGAAGAGAAGACCATGTTTAATGGGATCAACCTGTGTGATATTCAGAGCGTACGCCACCAGAGAGCCCGCTGCCGATCCACGGCCGGGTCCCGGTAGCATCATGTCAGTTGCCACATCAACGATAGACTTCATTGTGAGGAAATACTTAGAGAATCCCCGATCATCAATAACATTTAATTCGCGTCGGAGACGATCTGTATACTCTTTGTTGGTGTGGAGGCCCTTATCTTTGAGACCCTCCAGCGCAAAGTTTACCAGCGCCTGGGTGGCCGTGAAGCCGGCCGGAACAACAAATTCGGGTAGGCGCACTGTATTGTCAGGCAGAAAACTCTCGATACGCTCGAAAGCAATATGATATGTTTCCTCAATACTTTTCAAGACTACTGCATCATCGTACTCAAACCCCGTAGATTCTGAATACTGCTTGTAGCTTTCCCAGATTTGATCACCATTCTTTGGGTATAGCTCATACCCGATTTCTTCAACTCCCGCGGGAAGTTGCGACTCTTCCTCAGCCCAAGAGGGTCGACCCTTACCAAGCCAACCAAGGCGCTTATAAAGCTCTCTGTCTTTCCAAGCGTCAGGATTGGGGTAATGGCTATCAGCTGTGGTGACTAGTCTAACGCCAAACTCTTCAGCAACTTGAATCACATATTGATTCAGTTCGTGCTGCTCTTTTATATTGTTCCATTGGATCTCAGCATACCAGCGATCTCCAAAAATATCGACCATTTGCCGTGTAGACTCTCTCATGGCCTCTAGGACGGCTTCATCGCCCTCCTCCCGGTGCTCCCAGTAGTTACCGGCGTAAACGCCGCCTAGGCACGCTGACGAGGCTATAATGCCCTCGTTGTACTTCTTCAGTAGAGCGTAATCGATTCGGGGGTAGCGGTAAAAGTTCTCTGGCTGATATGACTCAGACACAAGCTTAAATAGATTATTTAGCCCTGTTTGATTCTGTACCAGTAACACTATGTGGCGTCGGCGCTTAAGAATCCCTTGGATCCTCTTGCTGTCGCCTTCATCTTCGACGGTGGCGCCGGATTGCTCGTCTTTCTTGATCGAGCGAGCCTTTTTCTTGTCTTCCATCGCCTTGTTATAAGCTTCGTGCCACTCCGCAATAGATGGAGTAAAGTAAGCTTCACAGCCAAAAATTGGCTTAAACTCCTTACCTTCCGACTGCATCTTTTTCGCATGAAGCACTTGGTATGCTAAGCCGTTCATGTTCCCGTGGTCAGTTAAAGCTAATGCGTCACTGCCGTTCTCATAACAAAAGTCCATGTGTGCTTGCGGATATCCGATGGCATCGAATATGGAGCCAGCAACCGAATGGGCATGGAGCCCAACAAATTTAATTTTAGAATCTATACGATCCATTTAATCCTCCGAATCATATGGTATTTTAACATGCTGACGGGGCCTTGTCAAGTCGTTTAGGGGCTTATCTATAAGATTCTTTGAAGAAATATATTCAACATATGTAGCCCACTTAGAGACATCATAATACCAATCTAATTCAACAGATTCGTGAGGAGTTGTACTTAGGGGTTCATAGATTTCACTTAAAGTGAAGTGTTGTGCGGACCACCGCTGGCGCAGGGGCAGCTTCTGGCTTGGGTATTGCTGGCCGGGTAAAGGGGGTAAATATTCCCTTGTGGTCTTTTGGTTTATTGCTCTTCGGCATAATTTAAAGTCTTCTCCTTTCATCGTAAACGGCAAATATTGGTTGTTTATGACACTTTCGCCGTTATACTTAAAAAACAAATTGGTTTGCTTATCGCGAATCAATTTTCTATGTTGTCTTATAAAATAGATATCATAAACCCCAAAAGGAAATGAAATGAAATATTTCTCTGGTGGTAACCATTTTGAAATTTTATAAGAAGTCATATACGAGGCGTGAATACCCTCTAATATTGACCACCCATAACTATCTCTTTTCTTCTGATCTTTGGGTTTAATTCCAACATAATAAATAGGCACCTCTTTTCTTAATTGAGAATAAAACTTAGACTCTAGGTCCCTTTTATAATACACAGGATCATAAACCCAGTCTCCAACGGTTTTTCTAATAATAGGCGCCAAATCATCGTTAGCCACGATCCAAATTGTATTACAGCCGGCGGCTGCGCATTCATATACAGACTTCTGTATTAAGCTGAAGCCATCGCTAACAGGCAGCAACAATTCTGGAAACGACACATTCAAGTCAGTTTCATAGTTCGCTATTGGAATTATTCCGCTAAGGTGAGTTGACATTTAATATATCTAGAAGTCTATCGGAGGGGCTGTGTGCATTCTGTAAAAGCCCAAGCAGGCCTTTTTCATTTTCGACTTCAATCTTGATATCAGGGCTTGCTGCTCTGAGCCTGTTTCTAATGCCGCTCGTTTCGCGCCTAATGCTAGTTGTTCTAAAATCATAGTGCCTAAGCGTTCCTTTTTCTGTGTATCCATTCGGTTTACCTTTCATTCCTTTGTCTTTCATGGTTTTCAGTACTTTGAATCGAGCCATGGTCTCGGAATAATCAAAATCTAATAGCTGTTCGCCTGTTAGTTGTGATACCGCACAAGCATCTCTAACAGGAGTATTTCCATCAATACGGTCGGAACTATAAAACCATATCTCGCTGACAAAATCATCACCCGTGTAGATATAGTCGATTTCATGTTTTCCTCCGCTATTAAATGCTATATAATCATAACATATATAACTATCTTCGTCAAGTGTGTTTTTCAGATATAGTCGATTTCATGTTTTCCTCCGCTATTAAATGCTATATAATCATAACATATATAACTATCTTCGTCAAGTGTGTTTTTCAACACAAAACCTTCAGAATCCTTATCTCCGAAATAGTGACATCTATTAAAGACTACTTCTAGTATCTTAGAATAATCGTTGGAACACACTATACTTCTCCCGTCATACCTAAGTTTACTACACATATTCGAAAGTGGAATTTTCCCGTTCACAGACAGCAGAAAAAATAGCCTATCCCACAATATTTGTTTTTGAATACCTTTTTGTAGTTTTCCTTCAAATGTAGTTAAACTTTTATTGCAGGTGGGGATCTTAAGCGGGCTTGCGTCGATCATTAATGTATGCGAATAACAAAGCAGACAAAGAACTGCCAACTACAACGCTGTCATACTCAAAAACCAAAATAACCTCTTAACCTATATTATGACCTATTTTGTTGCTCTTGTCAATTATCTTTTTCTTAGGCCGAAAGAATCATAGCCGCCGTACCGCCATGTGGGGTGCATCATATGAGTTCTCTGATTATAGTGGCTCCAGCCCAAGGCGTGGCCCAACTCATGTTCCAAAACTCTTTCTTTCCTACCATTTTTGGGTATAATATAAATTTTAGCCATAACGATTTTGCCCGTTTTATTGCTCGTATATATCCTAGTAGACGCCATATGCTGAGAACCAAAATCGGTAGAAGGAATAGTTATAATAATCTCGCCATATTTAGGATTCATACATGTGGAGAAATAATCTTTATAGATATCGTCAAATTTATACCCTAACCGCTCCCAATACGCAACGGCGCGGCCTACACGCGAAATTAATAATTCGGTACTGGTACAGATTCGAATGTTGGGCTTAATGTCCCATTCGGCTTTTTGTACCGGCTTGCCAATCACAAAAGCCTCGACTACCGGCGACGGTACCGATGTAGAAATGCCCTGTGTCCCCGTACTGCTGACACAACTCAGCAATATTAATAGTAAGTACCCCACACTATATATAGTGGGTTAATTATATCACTCACTCTCGGCGTTTTTTAGCTCATCCAAAAGGGTCTTTATGTCGAGACCTGCGCAATCTATCTTTCTCTTGCTCACATGGTAATGACTAACAAATCCTGTAAATTTTCCGTATGCTACACTTTGTTCGTACTTTGTAGAAGTTGAGCCAAATTGATTAGTTGGGGTTTCGTAAGGAATTCCTGTGGCATTGTTTATTGCTTCCCAAAGTACCTTTAAGGCCTCAATCTGGGCCGGATAGAACCCCAAGAAGGGATCTAGCTTACTACCATGGGCCCATGCACCTTCAACCAGCGGGCGCTCGCCAAACCCATTTTTAACATACCAGTCTTGGTATTTGGGGTAGCCATGGGCCCACGCACCTTCAACCAGCGGGCGCTCGCCAAACCCATTTTTAACATACCAGTCTTGGTATTTGGGGTAGTAAGCATTTGAAATTTCCACCCCAACCGAAGCACGATTCGCCCTTTCGGAGCCGGCATGCCAAGCTGCGTGTTGCATATCCATCGTCTGGTAAATGGTCCCATCGTTATCAATTAAAAAGTGTACTGAAATACCTCGCTTGTCGAGGACCTTTTGGCACGATTCGGAAGAAAGACAGACATCCCAATGATTCACAAAATATCTAATTGGGCGAGGTGGGCGTCCAGAATAGTCATAGTACTTGCCCGGGGAGGTTTCCATTCCTCCGTCTTCGCTCCACAAAACAAACTTATCCCACTTAATGGGATAAAATCTGCCATTATATACGATAGAGTTGGAATATGTGGCTTTGGGATCTTTGCAATATTCCCCAATCATTTGAGGAGCCTGCCTTTCGGTCCAAAGCCTTCTGAATGTGGTGGGGCCACACAGACCATCGGCCGGTATGCCGCGATCTTTCTGCCATTTTTTGATTGCTCTTACGAGCTTATCATCAAAATATCGCTCCCCAAACCAAGAAGGCTCCCAGCCGAGTTTTTTGGCGGAAGCCTCGTTGTAAAAGTTCTTGTCCATTTATTGTACCTTTAGGGTGCCAATACCCCCACTACATAATTTTCTAAAATTACATTATAAGTAGTATTGTTCACCACTATTTCTTCGATCATGGACGAATCGACGACTATTTTGGTGCCTGTGGATAAATCAAATTTTACATCGTCAGACTTATTAACAACCTGAACTACGGTGTGTTTTTGCTGCTCGGGCTTATAGTCCTCCGGCAGCACTATTAGTGATTTTTGCTCGTCAGAGCGTTGATCTAGATCCACTAGAATGTGTCTATTTACTGGTTTAAACATTATTTTTCCTTAAATTGTGCATGTATCGTTCGTACAGAACTTGGTTCCCGAGCCGCCTTCTTCGTCATCGATGCGTGTTATCGGGGTGATTTGGGATTTCATCTTTTCATATTTTTCTTTTGTTATGGACTCATATGGTGCCTGTGCATATCCCGTTTCTTCATATTTCAAAAACGAAACCGCTTTCAGTCGGGTCTCATACATTTCTAGGGCGCTACGAATCTGATCTGCCTCATGAGGTTTAAACGAGACCGTAACAGACACGGCGTTATCCGCCCAATAATTTTGATACTGGGCTGCAATTTCAAGTTGCTCCCACATTGAAACATCTCGTTTTCCCTTTTCATAATGTGGTTCCTTGACAGGAAACTCCACAACAGAAGTATTCGGAGAGTATTGATCATCTTCAACATTATAACCTGCATTAATTAGACTTTTAAGAACTTTTGAAGTTTTTGAGAACCTGATCCGTCTAATATAATACTCATCTTCCGGAAAGTGGATGCCGGGTGTTGAACCATTCAACAGTGACACGGTGCCAGAAGGCTTGATGGAGGTCATTTTAATGGATCTCGGAACACAAAGCCAATTAGAATATTCTGTATCTAATTCTTTAACATACCCATAGGCATTATCGCACCACTCTAACATCTGGCGGCGCCCGTGTTTATTAAACGCCTGAACAATCCCTGATTGAGAGAGTCCAATCCTCCGGTTTTTGAGCATCTTGGCGTTGGTTTCGGGCCAGTGCGTATTGACTAATGTAACCGTCTTTCCATATAAATAAGCACACTTCAAAGTTCTAACATAGTCTTCGTAGTCTTCGTGCTTTGCTGGAAAGGTTTCGACAAGACAGCACATTTCAGCGTTGTGGAGACTCTGCTCAACGCAGGGGTTGAACCCAACGACCTCGGCATCATCATAATTAATGCCATCTTTAAGCCGGCCATATGCGCGGGCATTTTCTAGCCAAATAGTTCCGGGTTCACCATTTTCCTGTGCTTGCTTTGCGTGCCATGTATAATCCATGCCGACTGAAGCATTATATGAGTTGTTGGATCCCCATCGGTGGTGGTAAAGCTTCTCTTGGTCATTCTTCATTTCAAGATAGTGAAAATCATCGGCATCGCCAAGCGCGAGAGCCGCAGATCTGCGGACATTCCCCGACACAACACAGCGCCCGATCAAATTTTCAATATCAACAATATCAACAGAAGTAATGGTCTCGCCAATCTTATCTGCAAAAAGCTCTTTAAGGTTTTCGTGAAGCTCCACGAGAGGGTCGGGCCCAGAAGAAGTACCGCCAAATCCATAGATTAAGGATCCCAGAGGGCGAATGGCAGAATAATCAAATTTGGGAACCTTGTTTCCGAAGAAAAAGCCATTCAGCAGCATCTGCACCGAATCGACCCACCCTTCACGGGAGTCATCGATAACGAGTACATCGTTGGTATACTCTGGTTCTTCGATAGTAATTGTGCCTGCACCCTTCGTATCAAACCCAACGCCAACGCCAACCATCAGAGCATCCATGATCCAAGAAAAAAGATAACCACCCTTGGTGGAAAGATCCCGAGTGGAGCGGAATGCGCAGTTAAACAATGCGGCGCCGGTCCGTTCTTCAACAAACTTGGTGCCCATCATCCAAAGGCCGCGGCCAGGAGGAGTCCATTTCAAATTAAACAATCGATCATATGCATCTTTCGCGGTCTGTTGCGCCTTACTGTCGTTCCACTCAAGTCCAAGTCGAACAACATGCTGTTTCTGGATATTAAACATCCCCTCAATAACGCGGCGGCATGTTTGCCACCACTCTTCTGATCCGGTCGCGTTGGAGTCAAATTCGCTCAATCTGCGTGCGTATGTTCTCTTGAATGTGATATACCCTAGGGGGCCCCAGGGCACTTCGGCTGCTGTATATGGCTCTATGAAAGAGTCCGATAATCTAAATCTGCGAATGTTCTCAATAGTTTTCATTTTGTTGTTCCTTTAAATTTTTGATATTTTGTCTGCAAATAGTTTCTTTGCATTTTGGGTGTTAAAACGACGGGGCTTGTAACAACATTATTATTGTTTGTCGCTACGGCAGCGTTGTTTTTGGGTAATACTTTGATTTTCACACTAGCGGTATCCATAAATATATCATAGATCATCCCATCGGGTCCATTTCTATTCTTTGCAACAAAGATTTTACCTGTATTGTTTTGTTTATCCTCGATTGTCCGGGACACCGAGAATATGAAGTCAGCCACGAAGCACTTATTAAATGCTTCAGATATCTGCTCCATTGTGATCACCTCCGCGTTCAGACCTGAGCGGTTTGTTTGGGAGGCCGTCCATATCGGACACTGAAACTCAGTTGAAATCCCGCGAAGCTCTTCATAAATGGATTCCAATTCGTTTCTCTTTTCTTTTCGCACTACCATCGGCTTTAAAAGATCCGCGTAGTCAACGATAATCATGCCGGGGTTAACGCCCCTTTTTATAAGCTTATTGAGGTGGTTTCTTATTGTACCAGTTGTTGCAGATTTTGTAGGATATTCTTTAACAATCAGCCTACCATCTAAATCTTTAATTTTCTCGTATACATCCTCTTTAAAAACAGAAAGCTCAGAAAGCGGGAATTCCGTTATGCAGCTATCATATCTTTTGCCAATGACAGTATCTTGAAGTTCAAGTGTGTAATGAACAACAGTTCTGCCCTCTTTAACTGCGTGTGATCCCAAGTGTACCAGAACCATTGACTTGCCAGCACCTGTCGGGGCAACCACCACTCCTAGTTCTGATTTTCCTAATCCCCCGCCGACAATTTCATCCATCTGCTGCCAGCCAGTGGTGACTGGATTTCTAAATCGAGGCAGATATCGCTCTTCAAAATCCACATCTGCTGCCAGCCAGTGGTGACTGGATTTCTAAATCGAGGCAGATATCGCTCTTCAAAATCCACCAAATAATCATACCCAAAATTGTTTTCGGAACCCAATTTAAGGGAGTCGTTTATGATACTAGATATTTCATCAAACGAGCACGATTGTAGTAGATCGACAGACTTTAACATAGCCTCTTTCAAATTCTGCTTCCTACAAAAATCTAAGGACTGTTCTTTAATATATTCTGGGCCGTCTACCTCTGAGACCGAAATCTTGCTAAAGTACTCGGTTATCTGCTGAGATACAACTCTATCTTCTTTCTCTAACTCAGTCTGCAGTATTGTGTCAATAATTTGCTGGGTTGGGTGTTTTGAATACCTTTGTCTATAGTTGACTATCTTCGATGTAAAAAGGCGCAAGTATTCAAGCTCTAAAAAATTAGTATCGAGAACTTCAAGAATTTGATCGGCGAATGGCCTGTCATCTAAAATAAGATGCACTAGATCTTCTTGGAAGCTCTTTCCGTATTTGCTGAAACTTGGTATATTAGACAATTGTGCCCTCCTAGTGATTATAGCTCTTTACTTGCAAGAACGCAAGTTAACACGACAATAAAATTTTATTGAGGTGTGTTTTCAAATCTTCCCAGTTAAGTTCACCAAAACCGTCTTCGGTCATAAGTGAAATTATTTTAGTTTTATTGAATGTGCAGTCAAAGTTTTCGATGGACTATTGAATGTGCAGTCAAAGTTTTCGATGGACTCTCGGACGAACTTTTTAGCCTGTACCGAGAGTAATGGTGCGTACAACTGCATCATCTTATAATTATGTGAGATTGTGTCTTTCCCCTCTATAATATTGGTGAAAAATCTCAATTTACTGTCCGCTTTTTCGCAGAATTCTACTAACTCATTGATAGTATAGTCTTTTTCGGACGCGAGAAAAGACAATCTTTTTTTGACCGAAATCAGGCCGGCGCCTTTAATGCCGCCTAGGTTGTCAGACGGATCTCCGATGATCGCCCTCGCTAGTGCCATGTTAGTTGGATGAACCCCAAACTCTTCAATGATCCGTTTCTTGTTCATAAGCTGATCGCCAGTTGGCCTGTAAACTACCGTTTCATCATCGCAAAGCTGATAGAAATCTTTATCA